TCCACATTTGTGGATGGTGTATCAGGGTTTTTACTAACTTCCTTTAACTACACACACATTCTCCAATATTGAAATAAAAGATCCTGTCTTTTTCCGGTGCTAACTCTTCAAACACTGTCTCAGACACTAACTCACTCCAACATTTACAAGTCGAATCGATCCATTTCTTATCTATTCCGCTCCATGTTTGAAAATTGCTATACACAGGCACAGCCTTTGTACTATCAATTTTAATATTCGCAACTCTGCCTTTCGCATACGTATATCTGATTGTCGCACTGTTGCCATCTGGTCCCATGTCCACTCTGTGGACTTTACTTTTGGGGACTATTTTCTCGATTATTTTCCCTTTGCCTACGTTTTCACGTTGCTGGGACGTCTCTGCTAATTCTGAACTCGTCGAGTACCTATTAGTCGCGGCTTCGTTTTCTGACTCGGACTCTGGCTCCTCGCCATCATTGTCCCCACCTAAAAACTTGTAACTATGAATCTGGGTCCATGAACACCCAACTCAAAATCCACCGCGGTTTGCGCTTTTCCTTTGACTTCCAGGTAGAATGAAACACCTGGATAAACCCCTGAAGCAGGGGAAATTTGTCGCGCTAAACCTTCTGGAATCCCGGGCCGAATTGTTTGCATTTGTCCACAATTGAACTGATTGCTGACTATACACACAGCGTTTGGCTTGGTGAAAAAGTCTTTCGATGTCACTGTACCCCCTGTTTTGAACAAAACAAAGTTCAGTTGACATCCGCTATCAAATGGCACCCATCTTATTGTCACGTTGTCTATCGTAACCGCTCCGTGAATTTGCGCAACCACACCGGATATTGCTGTCAAACTCGTCAAACTCTGGCTAACTGAAGTTCCGTCTTTGGCCGATGCTGTCACTAGTGTCTTATGATTTCCTGGGGTCTCTTTCGCGACCTCGTCTGTTACGCCCAATGCTGATTCAGACTGCTTGAAATTATTCATGATCGATACCTGCTAACGCTCTGAGCGCGGTGTAAGCGTCTACCTGCGGGACAATTGAAGGCTGTTGCATTTGCTCCAGCTGCCCCGTGTTCAACAAGTCTTCCACAACCATTGAAAATTGCTCTATGTTAGATTTTGCTGTCATCGACTGTGACACGTCGACAAATCTGTTCACATTGAGTTGCGCCCTGAGACCGTAAAGTCTGTGTGCATTGTGCATCTCTCTGCTAATGGCTGACATGTAGTCCAACTTTTCAGGTTCATCTGCGAATATTTCAAAATTCAAATCCCCCTTGGCGTAGATTGTCGCGAATTCCAGCGAATAACCAGCAAACACGTCTTTAATCTTCCCTCTTGAGACTGCAGCTTTCCAACGCATGTACAGCAGTTGGGGATCTTTAACCACATGAGCTCCTTTGATATACCATGCGCAGAAATCTCCATGATCTTTGACGTTCATTTTCTCGACGCAAATGTCATGTTTAGCCCAAGTTTCGGTCCACGTCGGTCTGATGTTGTATTGCTTAAACAGTTGGACGTCATCCCCGCTTAACATGATGGGGTCTCCTCTCGGAATGTCAAACTTGGTTACAGTCCTTGCAGCCATGTGCAATGTATTGCCCAGCCAAGTGTCCAACGCTCCAGATAACCGCATGAGCGCGATCATGATTGTGTTCGTTCGTGCATCAAACTTTCTCTCTTTGAAGTATGAGATGTCTTCTGGCGGCAAGTCTAGCATCATCATGACATTTTCTTCGAAATTCAGACTCGCCCCTTGTTGGGCTGAATCATATGCTGTGATGTCCAAATCAACGTACTCAACTGCACCGCTAACAAACTGCACCACCCAATCAGCCATGTCTTGATATGACTTATGGGCGTGCAGATATATGTTACTTGGCAAAACTCTCAATAGCATTTCCAGAATGTATATGAAACAGCCACCGAGCCTATCCAAATCCTTCCACGGAACGGCCAGTATCATTTGCAAAGCTTTGGCATCAGGAGGTATCAGATCCTTCAACTTCA